TACGTCTTCACCACCAGTTCCTCTATAGAAGAAGAATCTCATCTTATCACCTGCTGCAGGTGCTTCACTGAAGGTTATTGTTCCACCACCACTAAAGGTAAATCCTTCACCAGGAACCTGTAAAACATCATTAATTGTAAGAATTAGAGTATCCTGAATAACAATAGGTGATCCAGATTTCGCCTGAATAGCATAACCATCACCACCAACAGTAATTGGGAATGCCTTTCTAGCACCATCAAATAGACTTGAGAAATCATCAAGAACATCAAGTTCTCCAAGAGTCCACATATTGAACTCATCATCCTTAACTCTTTCAATAGTTAACTGGAATTCTCTATATGTTCCACCTTGAACTGTAGGAATACCTACAATTGTTGGTTCACTAGTTGTAAGAGAAGTAGGAATTGTTAATACTTGAGAAGCACCATAAGAGTAACCAACATTAGTAATCTCAAAGTCAATTACACTTGATCCAGCACTAACAGTAATATTAGCTCTTGCTTGAGTTCCACCAACACCTGGTGAGGAAGAACTATACCAAAGTGGAATATCTTGATAAGGAGTTGGAGGATCAATGATTGCTTCGAATGTAGAAGAACCTGTGCCAGGGAATCCAGGAATTGGATCAGTGTTTGTAACAGCAATACTTACGATACCACCATTGATAACAGAAGCAGTTCCGATATATTGAATTGATGGGTTTCCAGTAGATGATAATGCAACACCAACCTTAACTTCAGTAGCAATACCAACACCACTTATTGATGAATTGGATGCAATACCAGCACGGCCAGGAATTACCCTATAACCAGAACCACTATTACCAATACTTACAGCAGTAACGATACCAGAAGAAGCAAAGCGAATAGTTGCACCAGCAGCGACTAATGGTTGTAATCCAAATCCTTCAGTAGATCCTACTGAAATGATTCTACCACTTACAGGAACAGATGCAGTTTCTGGGTCATATGCGACAGAAGCAGCAGAACCTGTGAATGCTAAGGTAGTAATACCAGAAACTTGAGTTAATTGATAATCATTAAAGTTTCCAGCACCTTGCATAATGCCGTTAATTAATAATATACCATTCTGAGTTGAAATACCAGTTACATTTCCTCCATCAACTTTAAGGTCAAATTGTGTCGCTTGACCATCAAATTGGGGTGAAAGATTGTCAATTAAGTAATTCTTAGTATATGCGTCATAATCAGATCCCTTAACACCAGAACGAGTAAAGACTCTTCCACTGAAACTTGAGTATGTTGTAATACCAACCCAATCCCTTTCACCTGGAGCAGCAGTTGAGTATCCTACAGGAGGTTCTCCACCAAATGGAGCATCAGAGAATGATAAGGTGTTATTAATAATATTAAAGTCACCATTAAGTTTGTTGACTGGTGCATGTGATGCATGACCAACCAGAGTAGTTCCCATCCAATGACGATGAACCTTAACAGCATTTGTGGCACCAAGACTAGGGCCAACTGCAACAACCTTCATTATCTCATCACCAATTCTTATATCATCTCCACTATAGAACGACGTTATTCCCGTAAAGTAAGCTATATCTTCTGTTCTATCAAAACGTTGTGATAATGATGCTGCTATACCACTATTGACAATTGGAGATTGAATCATATTGTCAATTGAAATCAATGATCTAACATTCTCAGTTCCATACTTAGCAGTTATACTATGAGAAGTTCCAATACCAACTGATGTCAAATCTATTGGTTTAACTGGAGTCACTAATGCATCTTGTGCAGATCTACAAAGTTGAATTTGACTATCACTCTTCTTATAAACAAATACACTTTCAGGCATGTATGTGATAGTTGCACCAATACCTGCAAAGTAAGTTGCAGCAATTCCTATTGCATCTCCCGTAGATCCTATACCTGTTGTAGAGCATCCACTAATTGGTGCTTTAACAGAATAAACTACTTCTTCACCACTTACAAAGTAATGGTTTGGAAGATCTATAGTATCATTTGTAAGATTTAGAACAGTAGCACTAGATCCATCAAAATTCTTTCTGAATATCTCATTTCCATTATGTAAGCAATCAAATTCTGTTCTTGCACCGTAGAATGTTCCTTCATATACATCAAAACTACTTCTAATAGAACCACTATTCAATTCAATTAATTCTGGTTTAGCAGAGTTCTCTTCAACTCTAAGTGCATTAATAAATGTCTTAACTTTAACTCCTACATTTGATTTTGGAGTAAATGTCAATTCTGAACGACATCCATCAGTATCTCTAGAACCACCTATTGTTCCTAATGAATCAGTTGCACCAAGACCAGTTCTTAAATTACCATATTCGGTGATGAATACTCTATTATCATCATCAACCATCATTACTTCAGCAAATTCATATATGTCATTCGTTTCATCTACAATCTGAACTAGACAGTATGCCCCATCATAATCGTTAACATAGCTAGCAATTCCTACAGTAGCAGGGGAACTAGCAGCTGCAATTGTAGTTGACTTAGCAACCATTGATGCATTTCTTAGATCATATGTTCCAATTCCAGTAAATGTTTCTGATGAAATACCAATAGTAACTGAATTAATCCATGCAGTCTGAATACCAGCATTAGGGGTATAACCAACTTCTACAGCAGCAGTAGTTCCTACTCCAACGATATATGGTCTAAATGTTCCTAATGGTTGTGCAGAAAGATTATCTCTTCTATTGTGTATTGCTAATTGACCATACTCTTGCCACTCTAATGAGGTCATTCCAGTACCAACAATTAGACTCAATTCATCATATTCAACAGAACCTTCACTTGTTGCAATAGAAACAATAATCTTAGCAGATCTAGGATTGTATAAATCATACTTCTCTGTTCCAACACCTGCTACACCAGCAATACTTGTTAATGCAGTTCCTGTGGTAGATGCTGTTCCAACTGTGCATATCTTAACTTCTTGACCACCAGTTCCAATAACATTGGAAACACCAATAGCAACTAGTGGGCTTGGAGGAGAAGTTGATTCACCAATTGTTGTTTTACCAATAGCAGTCAATGAAGTGGTTACACCCAATTCATCAAGGTTATATGACATGGTAATAACATTATAATTATTCTTTTCTGCCTTAACTGGGTGGAATTGGAGAACAGCATCTGTTCCATCAACAACACTATCCATCTGACCCAATTGAATCTGAGTATCAACAGATCCATACTGGTTAATCATTGATTGACCACTAACTGGGTCAAACAAAGAGTTGACCATCATTATCTGTCTCTCATCAGTAAATAATCTATCTCTTACATATACAATAAATCTATTTTCCTTGTTATTTGTAATATCATAACGAGCAACTTCAGACCAAGGTGTAGGTCTTGGATTACTGTTAAATTTATCACTAATATCATCAATTTTTAGAACTCTGTTACCAACAGATTCTGCATAATCAATTAGAATTCTATTTTGGAAAGTAACCTCATCGGAGAAGTTACCTTCTGCAGGAGTAGCAGAAAGAATATTCTCTGTAACTAAGTCAAAATTATTATACTCATGAAGACTCTCATAATTTTGAATATTGATAATACCAGTAACGGTTCCTGCTAAACCAACAACCATTGAACTCTCTTGACCAGCAGGAAGAGCAGATTCAACTTGAAGTTGACTAAATTTCTTAAATCCAGCAGTATGAGTTAATGAATTAACTATATCCTTCCATTTATCAAAGAATACCTTAGATTTAATAGCATATGAGAAACTCTGATAGTAATCATTATCATGAACTTTCTGTAAACTATCATTCAAGAATCCTGTTTGATATTCCCATCCGTTATCAACAATAGAATAGTAATCAAGACCAAAATTGGTATCAAATGTAAGAATAATTTCAGAAACAGTTCCTTTAGCACCAGTTTCTAGAGATTCGATTAATTTTCCAACTTCAAAATCACTTGCTGCTTCTACAGTCAACCACTTACTTTCAGGATCGTATTCAAATGCAACACCCTGAACTGGGCCAACACTAGTTTCTGATCTAAGAGTTTCATTAGCGTTGAATACGTTTGGTCTTAAAACAGGAGCAAATTGTGGGAAATTTCTAGATTGAACTAATACACCAGAAGATAGGGCATCGAAATAATTTCCAGGAATTTCTCCAGATGGTAATAAACCACCTAAACTATAAGTTACAACACCAACGTTACCTAAGTTCTGATGAACTTGTGTTACTTCAAATGACTGATAATCATAATACTGAGAATCATAACCTTTACCAGTAGAACCAACACCTACACTAACATTTTCAATAAAGAGTTTATCACCAATTTCAATTGGGAATTCTTCAGTAAGACTATATGCAGTCTTCATTACACAAGAGACACTATCAGTTGCTACATCATATGTGAAATCTTTTGCTCTGATTCCGTTTGGATTATTAACAGGAACAATAAATGGTGTTACGTTAGATAATCCATAAGTGTTTTGAACAATATCAACATATCCTGGTGCATCAGGAGTTGTTAAGTTATATCTTAAGTCAACATCATCAATCTTTCTTCTATCAACACCGTCAAGAACAACAAGTGCAGGTGGTGTATTATAACCTTTACCATAAGAAGTAATACCAATAGACTCAAAACCAGATAGTGCTGAGATCTTAATGGTTTGTGGTAATTTAGATTGAGGTCTTAAAGTAAAATCGCAAGGATAATCAAATCCAATATTATTAATCTTAGTGGTCTTAGGAACACCAATTGATGTGCTAGATGCCTCTAGAATAGCACCTGTTCCAGCATCAGAGGTAACTGTACTAATACCAGGCAATCTAGTATATCCTTTTCCTTTATCTGCAAGAGCAACAAATGCAATAGGCCCATAAGCAGTCTTGGAGGTTGTTTCGTAATTTAGTTTTGTTGTTGCAGAAGCAGTATATGAAGGAACTTCTGGATATCTATCTAAATCATAAGTAAATGTGCTATTAGAATTTGCAATAACCTTATAAGTTCCAGCATAACGACTTTCCCTTGTTGAAATTGTATTATTTCCCTCAATTCCCTTATCTAATACTAATTCCTTATTAATATCTGGGTTATCTTCTTGTGTAGTTGGAACTAAGTTATAATAAAGTATTTTTGGTGTATATTGGTTAACTTTAAGAACAACTTTACCATCAATACCAACAGTTCCACTTCTAGTAACCTCAAATGTTTCTTCTAAATCATTAGAATCATATTCATGGATGAAATTATAATCACTATAAAGTTTAAACTCAAAAGCAGGTAAAGTATCAGTGATCTTTGTATATGATAAAGAAGAATCTGATAGATCGAATGTTACAGTTCCATTCTTATAGAACTCTAAAGGTGGATTAACCAGATTAAGAGTTCCACCCGCACTAGCAGTCAATATACCAACAAATGATGGTCTAGGTTGTCTTAATTGGAATCTACTACCACATAACTTGATTTTATCTTTATTAACAACATAAACAAAATATTCTTCATTATCAATCAATCCACCAGCAGGAGAAGATGCTGTATGAACCACTCTCTGACCAGTCTTCATTTCATGGTCTAAAATCTCGATGCAATTTGGTATACCTGATTCTGCAGTAGCAGTTGTAATACCAGTTGCTTCAAATGTTAATGTTCTAGCAATAACTTTTCTATTTGCGGTATTATACTTAATCGGAACGGTAGTTGTAATACCAGAATCAACTGTTAGATAAACTCTATCATTATGCCTTAATCCATGAGTATTTGCAGTAGAAACTGTTATTAAATTCTTCTCTGCAGCACCTTTTACAGTTTCAGGGTATGTTGCTTTTAAACTATGATATACACCAGTTCCAATACCAGTAAAATACAATAATCCTTGATTTTTAGTTGTTTCAGCAATTCCAACATAAATGTCTTCTGGATCTGCACCAATTGTTCCAAGACCAACTTTAACAGTTGATAAACCAATCATATCTTGATTAAGTCTCGCTACAAATAATGGTATTCCTTCAGGAAGATTCATTGATGGTGATGTAAACGAAGCATTTGAACGATTCGTCGCTACACCTATAGAATCACCAGTATTTCTATTATAAACTACAGTATCACCAGTATTCAACTTATGAAGTGGAAGATAGATTGATCTTGCAGGAATAAACTTACTAATAATACCAGATCCTGGATTTTGGAAGGTAACTGTAGTTCCAATACCTGGCCCAGCAGTAGTTCCCATTCCAACCGCCTCTACTGGGTTGAAATAATACTCATGATCAATTTGACCTTCAAATGAAGTCGTAAATCCAGCTTCAATAGTGAATACTCTAGGTCTTTCTTCAACAACAGTTCTAATAGTATGTGCTACACCTACAGTGTTATTCTGTTGCCTTAAAACTCTTAATCTTCTAGAACTAGATTCTATATTTAATATTTTAACCTCTTCTTGCATGGTACCAACACCAACCTTCACAATATCATTTTCTCTTAAGG